ACGCAGCGGGCGCGTGGTCATGGGGCTACGTCGTCTGAGGGGTTTTACAGGCCGCGGACGATGACTATTGAGGGCCTGATGATGGCCCCTGTTGCTGGGATGCTTTCGGCGGCGGTTGATGAGTTGTCGTTGGCTGTGTCGTTGGGCCAGTTCGACATGCTGGTTTCGGAGCAGGGCCGGGTTCGTTCGGTTGCTGCTCAGCGTCAGGATGATGTTCAGGTCACGTACCTGTCGGACATTGTGGCGCGGTACAGCATCCAGGTTGTGGCGAAGGATCCGCGTAAGTTCGGTGACCTTGTTTCGGCGTCTACTCGTCTCCCGTTCTCTGAGGGTGGCCTTATCCGCCCGTCTACCTGGCCGCGGACGTGGACGGGTGTTAGCGGAACCGGGCAAGTCACCGTAAACAACCCCGGCAACACGCAGGCTCCGGTGTGGTTGCGGATTGATGGTCCGTTGCCTGCTGGCGGGTGGACGGTGACGCATCAGGGGAAGAAGCAGGCCCTAACGTTTTCGACGGCTATTGCGTTGGGTGCTGGCGAGTTTGTGACGGTGGACATGGACCGGCGGGAAGTCCTCGCACAGGGTCAGGCGCCGCGTTCTGGTTACGTCACTTCCCGCGGCTGGTTTTCCCTTGACCCGGGCGTGAACGTGATTGCGTTTTCTGCCCAGAACTATTCTTCGACGGCCTCTTTGACCGTGACTACTAAACCTAGCTGGAGCTGATTATGGCGATTGTACTTCGCATGGTGGATGGTGTTGCGCTGACGGCGCAGCAGGAGCGGCAGGGTTGGGCGGCGGTGCATGGTGGCGGGTCTGGCCGGCAGTTGGGTGGCCGGTCTGGGCTCCGCGTCGGCACTCCCGCTAGTGTGTTGACGGCGACTTCTACGACGTGGACGCTTGGCCCGTGTTCGGCGATGATTGACCCGGGCGCGGCACTGCATCAGGGCATGTATGGGTGGTCTTCGGATACGAACATTACCGGTGCGGTGACGGCGGCTGATGCGACGTATGACCGTAAGGACGCCGTTTATATCCAGTTGAATGATGGGGATATTGACGGGTCTGGGGTGAAGTCGGCGCCGGTGCTGTATTTGGCGGGTACTGCTTCGGCGTCGCCTGCTTTGCCTGCTCTTCCGGCGCGTTCGTTTCTGGTGGGGACGATTACGGTCCCGAAGGCTGGTGGTGGTTCGCCGACGACGCAGCTTAACCCGGCACGGTACGCTGCGGCTGGTGCGCCGGTGCCTGTCGCGTCGGATGCTGAGCGGGACGCTTTGGACAAGTACGTTGGGTTGCAGGTCGCCCGTGTGGATAATAACGGGCGCGTTGAGACGTGGGGCGGTTCGGCGTGGTGGTGGATCGGTAAGTCTGCCACGTACAACCGGACTGGGGCTTCTGATTCGAACGCGGGCGACATTACCGGGACGACGATGCTTGTTACGGGCACGATCACTGGGGCGCCGGCTGGTAAGTACCGGATCAGTGGCCGGGTTTGTTTGTACGCGACGTCGGGGACGGCCCGCGGGTTTGTGTTCTTGACGGCTAACGGGTTCACGGATGAGGCGCGGTACGACTTCCCGGGCGACTCTAACCCGCGTTCCCTGCCTACCGAGTTTGAGTATTCGCACACGGGCGGGGATCTTGCGTTTGGTGCGGGTTACAGGCAGACGTCTGGTTCCCCGATTGTGACGGCGCAGGCGTCGGGTATCACCCGTGTCACGGCAACGTTTATCGGTAACTAGAACACTTAGCGTGCGGCGACGAGGTAGCAGCCCCGTCGCCGCACTACCCACCACGAAACAGCCTGATATGGAGGCTTGCCCGCATGGGTGAAATACACGATACAACCTTGACGGGGTCCCAATGGTGATAGACGGGTTCCACATACCGAACTTTGAGACGCTGACACCGGCCGGCCTCTACATCCTTCTAGTGCTGCTTCTGTTCTTTGAGCGCGTCGTGCCTATCGGGCGGGTGCGTTCGGAGCAGGAAACGGTGAGGTACTGGCGTGGTGTTGCTGAGACGAAGCAGGCGACCATCGACAAGCAGGCCGAAACGATCCACATCCTTGTTGAAGGGACGGGTAAGACCGTCGAAAAAGTCATGACCACCATCCAGGACAAAGCGGAGGTGGAGAAGTGATATGGGACCGATGGAAGCGGCGACATCCTACACCGGACCAGTTAGCCGCTTTGCAGGCACGTGAGCAGGCCGACCGACAGTTGGAGACGGCGAACGATGTGCACGAAGAAGCGCTGACACTTGCCGAGAAGCTGACGCAGATACGGGCAAGGAACCACTTTGGGCAGTCGCTCGAAAACCTCAACTGGAGTAAGCAATGACAGGCATCCTCATTTTCGTGATTTTTGTGCTGACGGTGTTCACGCTTGGCGCGTACAGCATCGTTGCGCCGTGGTGGACGACGCGGGCGGGTAAGGCGTATTTCGTTTTGTTCTCGGCGTTGTCGTTGCTGGCAGGGTTCTTCCTGGTGCAGCGCCTTGTTGGCCCGCAGCCGGATTGGGCTAAGGATGTGATGCTTGGCCTTGTTGCGGCGGCTATTGGCTGGAACGGGTACACGATCATCTCGAAGCAGCTCCGGTATTGGCGGGCGGCTCATACGACTACGCCTCCCACCGTTGATCCGACGACCACGACGCGGGGTGCCTGATGACATATTGCAAGCCGTTTGTGCGGGGCGTTTCTTGGCGTTCACAGGATTATGGGTCTAACCCGAATAACGGGACGAACGGGCCGGCCGGTCATTCGGGCGCGGATGAGGCGGCACCTATTGGCACCCCTGTTCATGCTGCGGGGGATGGTGTTGTTGAGTATGCGGGGACGTTCGATGACACGTATGCGGACAACCTGCTGTGGCTGATTGATTTCGGCGGGAACGTCCTTGTCCTGAATTGCGGCGACAATGAGCCGACGTTTGTTTACGGGCACCTTTCTAAGTTCCTTGTGGCCCCGGGTGAGCGTGTCCGTAAGGGCCAGATTGTGGCGTTGTCCGGGAACAGTGGGACGCGCACGACGGGACCACACTGCCATGTTGAGGCGATCCCGCCCGGCTACGTGCTGAACTCCCCAACACTGGGCCGCGTTAATCCGGACCTGTACCTGACCGAGTACCCGGAAGACATCATCTCCCTGTCCTACACGGTGGCAGGGACCTATGACCCGGCAGCTACTGGCGCGACCGTGGAACCTGAACCAAACCTAGGAGACAAAATGCTTGTACTTGCAACGAACGGGTCCGACGCTCAGGTGTGGGCTGGTGACGGTATTCTGCGCCGGCCTATCTGGACTCTTGACACCATGTCCGCGTCCCAGTGGCTCGCGTCCAACAAGGTCCTCGGCCCGTTCTACAAGGACGGCGAAGTGCAGACCATCCCCGACCTGAACAGCATCGGCATTGACGTGACCGCACTGGCCGGTAAGGACGTGAACGGACGATGAACATCCGTGACCCGAAGGTGCGCGCCTATATTTACGGGATCGTCCTCGCAGCCATCCCGCTGTTGCAGTTCTTCCGGCTTGTCCCGGGCGAAGCTATCCCGCTGGTTGTGAACGTCGTTACGGCCGTCCTTGGTGTGGGTGCTGCGGGGCTTGCTCTGCCGAACACGCCGTCAGCACCGACTGGGCCGCCTGTCGTGAATGTTTACTCTACGGCTGACCCGCAGGCAACCGCTGAACAGGTTTCTAGGAACGCTGACAAATTCGGAATCTAGGTTAGGTGGCTTTGATGCTCTCATGGGTAAGCGTGAACGCGAACGATGGGAGCATCATTGCCGACCTCCCTACCTTGAAGGTTGACGGGGCTTTGAAGGCTACCCTGATGCGGTATGAGTCGCAGACAGCGAGCCTGCCGACGTGGGATCCTGCCGGGGATGATGGTCCGCCGCTGAACTGGTTGAGTGCGACAAGGCCGGGCGCGACGTTCCTTGTGGCCCTTAGTGAGCCGGAAGAGAATGAGCCCCGCGGCCTGCCTCTATGGGGCGGTATGGTGATCCGCCGTAACCGTATCCCCGGCGCGGGCGTGAAAATGCCCCTAGTAACCGCGGAAGGCTACCTCGACCGTATCTATGTCGGCACTATCGGCATGAACCTTGAGCAGAACCGCATCGTGAAGTATTTGGTGCAGCAGTACGTGCAGGACGGTTACAGCCTGTTGCGTGGCCTGCCGTTGCGGGTGCAGATTGTTGGCGGTAACGGGGTAGTCAGGGAGCGGAATTATCTGGACTCGTCAGACAAGACCCTCTACTCGGTCCTGACTGACCTGTCAGGGGTTATTGGCGGGCCTGAATGGACGATCACTTGGGAATGGGTGGACGAACAAAAACTAGGGCTCGTCCTGACCGTTGGTGACCGGATCGGCTCACCCCCGCCGGCAGGCCTGAACCCTAACGCACAGTTCTACCTCCCAGGATCCGTGACTGACGCGGAACTGGTGGAGGGCTACGGGGCGGATGAGGGCGCCAACGATGTCATGGCCGTGTCTTCCGGTACTGAGGACGCCCGGCCACAGTCCCCGCACCAAACAGTCACAACGGATCTGCGGCCACGGTTTGAGTACCGGTGGACGCCCTCAACATCCATCACGGACATAGACACCCTGACGCAGCACGCACAACGGGCGCTTGCATCCATGAAAGACGGATCCCTCGCACTCACGTTGACGGCGAACCGGGAAGAGGCGCCGAAGCTTGGGCGTGACTGGTTCATCGGTGACGACATCGGCTTCAGCATCGAGGCGCCAGAGTTCCCCGGCGGCTTGGTTGGTACCGCCCGTTGCGTCGGCTGGGAACTTACCGACACCACAGTCACACCACTCATCGACGTAACCAACATTGAAGGCGGCATCTGATGGCCCAACCAGGGCTCCCCGGGAGCCAGTTTCCAAGCGAAGACGCCATGATGAGGATGATTAAGGATCTTCAGCGTGACGTGCAGCAGCTTAGGTCAGCGAACCAGCTTAGCCCGGCAGGGATCCGCGCCATTGACGGCGGCATTGTGGTTGAGGGCAGCATGGATGTGCAGGGCGCCGAGTCTGTCAGCGGCACGCTGGATGTATCAGGCAAAGCAACGTTCACGGGAGACATGCGTGTTGAGGGTACGCTCTCACTGCCAAATGGGATCATCGACAACGCGGCGCTGGCCGATCCGCTGGTGCCATTCGCTTTCCATGCTGACGCGCAGAACTTCGCACTGGGCAACGGCGACAACCTGCCCATCGTGTCCGTTACGGTTCCGGTGCCGGCAGGCTTCACGCGGGCGGTTGTCAACGCAACGGCGAACCTATCCGCCGCCAACAGCACGGGCGCGACAGACACCCTTTACTGCGGACTTAAGATCAACGGCTCAGGTCCCGGCTACTCCGGCCGGGCGGGTGTTCCGCCGGGGGTAGCAGCGAACCCCAGCAAGACAGCAGGTGTTCTGCTGACCTCACTGGGGTCCAGCTTCATCATTGAAGGTACTGCATCAACTGCTGCGGCTCCGTGGCCTGCCAACATGAACAACAACGTGAACCTTGACGGGACAGTAATTTTCCTGCGCTAGTCCCTACTTGGACGGCATATCTACTTTGCCGCCACCGTCGCCGGGGCCAAGCACCTTGCCGCCGATGATGTAGCCGTTAGCGTCCACAGCAACCTTGGCATCCGTGTTGGTTGCAATGTAGGTCTGCTGCGGCGCGGGAACAACCGGGGCAGGCGCTACGGGTTCCGGCGCCACGTACACGGGCTCGGGTGCGACGTACACGGGCGCTGGCTCAACCACGACGGGCGCGGGCGCTACAGGCTCAACCACGGGTGCCGGCGCAACCTCAACAGGTGCGGGGGCTTCGGTGGTGGGCTCGGGTGCGGGCTCGGTCACAACAGGCTCCTGAACGACGGGCGCGGGGGCCTCGGTAGTAACGACGGTTGAGACGGGGGCGGGTGCGGGCTGGGTGTCTGCGTTAGCCACGGCGAAACCGCCGAAAGCAATCCCTACGGCAGCGAGTGCCGACAGTCCCCCAACAATTGCTGATTTTGTTTCCATGCATTGAGTGTAGCCATTTGGGTGCGCAATTAATAGTCAGGAGTGACGGACGTGACAAAACGGACTTGGAGTGATGGGGTGCTGGGCAACACGCCTTTGTCCGCGGCCCGCCTAAATCAGTTGGAGTCGGACCTTGAAGCGGCGTTGTTGCAGCTCGCCAGGAACCCGGAAGCGTTGTTTGCGGGGGCGGTGCAGTACGACACGAACGGCGCGCCCGTGTCGGCTGTTGTGAAGTGGCCGGACGGTGTTGACGGTACCTACGCCGGGACCGCATCAGTGAACTTCCCCGGATCCGTGAGCGCGTACACGATCACCCGTGTTGGCACCCCCACCATCACCTTCACGCAACCAGCCGTAACCCGTGACAGCACGACCGGGAACGTCACCAACCGCCCACCAATCACCATTAACTAGGAGCCGTCATGGCGTACCCTTCAGGGGTTGAAACCTGCCCCGTGTCCATAAAGGCCCCAATCACTTTCGGCGGTGACGCTGCCAAGGTCCATCTTGAAGTGACGCCGGGTGCGCGGCTGATCTGGACGGCGACAGGGCAGACCCTCGCTGACTTCATCGAACAACCGGCCGACGCGACTACGGGCACGGCAACTGTTGTGCTGCCCACCATTCAGCCAGGCTTCCAGGATGAAGCCGGTAACCCGGTTCTGTCGTGGACGTACACGGCGCGGATCCGGTTTGAGCATGGCGGCGAGAAACGGCAGGCCCCGTTGAAGGCGTTCACGATCCCCCAAGGACAGCCAGCGATTGACCTAGCCATGGTCCCGTCCGGGCCGGCCATCCCCATCATGACCGCACCTAGCGTTCCAGTGACATCGGTAAACGGGCAAGTCGGGGCGGTGAGCGTCGAGGGGCTGGACTATCTCCTGTTGGCCCGTGACCCGCAAGCCCTGTTCGTTGGGACCATCACCTACACCAACGGCGCACCCACCAGCGCATCCGTCGTCTGGCCTGATGGGGTGACCGGCACCTACACCGGCACCCCCTCCACCGCGTTCCCCGGCTCCATCGACGCCTACACCATCACCCACGGGACCACCACCTACACCCAACCCGCCGTCACCCGCGACACCAACGGCAACATCACAACCCAGCCCGCCATCACGGAGGTAACCGCATGAGCATCCTCGACCCCAAACCACCCACACGAGCGGAACTTTCTGCCACTTATGCCAGGAAGTTCCAACTCAACGTTGTGGACTTCGGCGCGAAGGGAGACGGCGCGACGGACGACACTGCTGCGATCCAGGCAGCCATCGATGCGGCACCATCCGGCGCTACGATCTTCTTCCCGCCGACCAGTTCAGGGAAGTTTTACAAGATCACGGCCACGCTGAACGTCACTACGCCAAACCTGCGGTTCGCCTCGGCGGGACGTGCCTACGCTACGCAGATCAAATGCACCACGGCTGGCGTCACCATGTTCTCGGTCAAGACCAACGGCTTTGTCGTGGACGGCCTGACCATCGTGGGGAACGGTGCCACGAACGGCGTAGGGGCCACGGTCAACGCCTTCGAACTGTTCGGAGACACCGACGGCAACGTTGACTCCACGTTCAAGGGCGAGACTTGCATCATCAACGTTGCCACCGCAATCCGTGTTCATGGCCGGAACATGGTGGTGGAGGATGATGTCACGATCACGTCCAGCCTGCGCGGCGTCCTCATCGACGGCAAGGACGCGGTCTATCATACGGGGCCGAACGCGGACCAGAACCGCGGGCACTACATCGGCGGAAGGTTCCACAACATCGGCGCGGACAACACCACCGCCGCAATCGAAGTGCTGCCCGCAGCCAAGATGCTGCACTGCGTCATCGCGCCCCGGCACATCGACTCCAACGGTTTCGGCAAACACATCGTCCTGACCGGCACTTCCGCGAACCCGTGCAAGGGCGTCACCGTCAAGCCCGGCAAGTTCACAGAGGCCGCTGCTGATGTCATCACGGGCACCTACTTATGGAACTCTGTCATTGAAATGCCGCACATCGCTGGAGACACCACCTCCACTACGTACGGTTCCGGCATTGTCCTGGATAACGCGAACACCGTGGACATCCTGGATGCCACCATGCTCCAGGTAGGCAACCACGGCATCAAGATCACCAACTCTAACGGCGTTCGTATCCGCCGGCCACGCATCAAGGTTACGGGCGTAAACCCTGCCGGCGGTCCTTACGACGGCATCAACGTGGACGCGACCAACACCAACATCACCATTGATAACCCCTACGTTGAGGCGGCCACGGGCTACGGGGTAAATGGTTCGCCTTCCAGCTCGTCGCTTGCCGGCGGGCGCTGGACCTCCAACACGCTGGGAAACATCAACTCCTCCACCCTGCAAAACCCCGCCTCCCTCGGACCTAACACCACCGTGGAAGGCCGCTACGGGAAGATGGAAGACGTGGGCCGGCAGTGGTACTCGCTTGCAGCCAACACGGCCTACAGGATCGCTATCGTGTCCGTGGACGTGGCAAACGTCGCCTACCAGTTGCGGGTCGAAGTAACAGGCTTGGACGACTCAACGCCGGACTGCTACCTGTTCGCGCTCCGTTACGTGAAGAACAACTCCGGTTCCCCGGCGTTCGTGCCCATCGGCACGGACGCGGCCTCTGCGGGCATGTCGCTGACGCTTTCGATGTTCAACACCACGGGCATCAGTGTCATCGTCACGTCCACGGTCGCGGCCAGGATCGGGGCGAAAGTCACCGCCGTATCCGGCGGCGGTACGTCGGGCGTAGCTAAGCGCGGCGTCAACGTCGCAATGCAGGCATAGAGTCCTGCGGCTTCCTCGCCCAGTCGGGAAGCCGCTTGAACTCTGGGTGATGCCCCGGCACTCGCTTCTGTTTGGGAGCCTTTGCCGGGGCATCCTCAATAGGGAGCCCTTCATTTGCCAGGAGCGGGCTCGTGTACCGGAGAATCAGGTACCAGAAGTAGATGGCGAACATGTTCTCAATCCGGAGCATGATGCTCTCAGAGTTGAAGTAGATGCAGGTGGCGATGATGAACGCCAGTTCAACGTGCCTGCCAGCGTTGAAGAGGTTCATCACGGCACGGAAATACATGATGAAAAAGACCAGGCACAGAACAGCCCCGCCACCGACCATGAGGTGAATCCATGAGTTGTCCACGATGGTCACGGCCCGGTCGAAGTACTTCACCGATGTGCTGAGGAAGAAGTCCGACAGGCCAACGTTCTCGAAAAATCGTTGGAACAGCCGTGGCCGGAAACTCCAAAGAATGTTCGCGTCATCATCCTGGTAGAGGCTGGCGAGGTAGAAGGCGAACAGCAGGAACAGGGCCGGCAGCAGGGCCACGGCAACGCGGAACAGGTAAACCCTGGCCAGTATCGGGACGATGAACAGCAGCACGACGAACGCGACAAACGCCAGGTAACCGCCGCGTGCGTCCGTCTGCTGGAACAAGTATGAGGCAGCGGCGATACTGCCCAGAAGGACCAGGAACCGGAACCGCAGCCGGTACTTATAGGCGTAGGCGACAGCCATTACGCCGGCGCCGTACACAAGGTTGTAGAAGAACGGGACACCGTTGGTCCCGTAAGTGTGGCGGCTGCGGGGCTCCAGGATTACGTCCGTCGTGACGTGCCCCGCCAGGAGCACGAACACGAGAGCCAGCGAGCCGACCGAGGCGAGCATGAGTGTCTTCTCCAGCCGCCGCTCTTCCACGGCAAACATGCCGATGGCAAGGACGAAGACGAAGACGTAAGAGAGCTGGTCCATGTTCTGCCGCAACGCCAGCAGAGCCAGCGAGTAAAGGGCAAGCAGGATAATGCCGGTGGTGACCCTGGCATTGGTAAAGATGATCCCGACAACAACCAGCCCAAGCGCCCCCATGCGAATAGCACTCTTCAGTGACGAATCGTCCGTTGTCACCGTCTGAATCAAGACCGCGTTGATAGCGATTGCGAACAGGCACAGAAAAAGGACCGGCATCATCCCACGCCGGTGATGTGGTTGAACTTCCATCACTGCAACAGATCGATATGGCGGTGCGCAAGAATCCCGGCGATGATCATTAGTGGTATCCCCCCAAATAGGCCGGCCATGCCGTTGCCAATCGTCAGGCCCATGAGGGCTATGACGACCACGACAAATCCGCGACCGAATCTTTCTCCCATGAGCCCGATTCTACCCGGCCCATGGCAGCGAAAAGCCCCGCAGATAATACCGGTCTCAAACGGGAGAATATGCGGGGCCCTTCGCGGACCACTGTACCTGCCCTGGTAGGGGAAGGTAAGACCGGTTAAGTGCCCTAGCTGAATCGCGCCCCATCCTCGTAACTGAGGGTGGGGCGCTTTCGGTGGTTAAGTGGTTCCCGTGGATGAGTCGATGGAGTTTATGCGCCGGGATATGGCGTTGCGTGAGGCCCTGGCACGCGCACCGGGCGGGAAGGTGGAGTTGTTGGATCCGCGCCCGTTAGTGCGTGTACGGGTCACCTGGGGCCGCGCAGTAGCCGTCACGGATACGCACGTCCTACACGAGTGGGTTAGGTGGGGCCAATACCACTGCCGATGGGATGAGAAATGGCAGGTTCAAAAGGTCACTGCGGACGAGTGGCAGGGTGAAGAATTTTGAGTGAGACGCGCTGTGGTGTGCTGTGGTGTGCTGAGAAAACAAAGGGCCATAGGCTAAAGGACAGGCTGGACTTGGCTGCACTTCGGTGCTGATCGACTCCCCATCCGCACATAGAAAAACCCCTAGATCTCGGGGATCTAGGGGCCTTCCCACCGGTAGCGGTGCCGGGGCTCGATCCCGGGACCTCACGATTATGAGTCGTGCGGTATATTTAATCCATTCGTTTACCTAACCCGAAAACTGGCGGAAATCCGCGGAATCTAGCGGTTCCTGAGTCACACCAGAAACGCCAGCATACGCTATCTTACGCCAGCATAGGCTACAGTACAGGCTTGCATACTGTCATGACAGCGATTAAAGTTAGTGTCATGACGGACGAAATTGGGGACGGGCCAG